ATTATATGCTATTGCAGTATATACTTGAGGTACAATGAATGCTACCATTGCAACCACCCAAAACATATAATAATAGTTTTCTTTGTTTTGTGTTCTCATTAATAAAACCTCTCATAGGGACTACCACCAACTTGTACTTCAATAGTATCGAAGATTCTATTTAAGGATCTAGCAAAACTTCTATATCCAGAACCAACATATAGTTGACCAAATAGTACAGATGCTGTTGCTACACCCCAAAAGATGTAATAAAATTTAGATTTCACTTGGTTTCTTTGTTTTTCTTTAGTAATCATTGGTCTTCATGTTTATGTTCAAGTTTACCAGACATTTCATATGCACCTTTGTTTCCACCGTGTCCGTGTGCAATGCCTAGTTCATGCATTTTAGCATGTTCGTCAATAGAATCTCTTAATTCTGTACTACCTGGTCCAAAAGTGAACCATAATCCTCCTCCAACTAAAAGAAAGAGAATACCAATAATAATGAATACTAAAATCATTTGGTCTCCATAAACTGTTTTTGAAATTCTTCTACTTGGTTTTGTATCTCATCAGGAATTGGAGAGACTTCATTTACAGGAACAATCATAGCAGATCCTGCATCTTCACGAGTAATTTTCCAACAAACACGTTGTGTATCTGTTAGATTTAAAATAAAGTCAAAGTGTTCTTCTGCTTGACGTTGTGTGATTCCAATAGGTCCAATCATGTTACAGCAAAACAATAGGTGATCATATCAGGATCAAGAATGTCTTCGATATCCCTAACAGTTTCAGAGAACCCTTCAGAACCTTCATTGTCCCATTTCCAATTTACAGTCTTATCATACCCCTCATCATCAACGATCTTGATCGTACGCTTTGAGAAGTTGACAAAAACGTGTGCTAGTTTAGATTCCACATGTGACTCCATACCATATTATCTAGTAGTATAGCAGTCAGAGGATATACTGTCAAGGATCAGTTGATAAAGACTGTCTTACCAAGGATTAGTACTGCTGCTCCTGCTTCAAGAAGCATACCAGCACCAGCGAGAATAGTTACAGCAGTAGATGCTTGCATATAGACGAATCCAGCAACAGCATTAACATTGTATGCACCAGTGAGAACATTACAGTTATATCCTGTTGTACCGCATGTCAATGAATATGGTCCTGAAGGGTTAGAAATAATATACCTAGGAATAATATCAGTTCCACTACCAGGTATCATAATTGTTTCAACAGAACCACCAACCAGATTACGAATACCTGACATTACCTTAGGAATTTTTGATACTGGTACGTTAACCATATTAACTAATGAAGGTGTAATTATATCAATAGAGTTATCTCCACTAATAATCATTTCTCCTGCAGAGAGTGCTAACTGACCACCACTAGATTCAAAAACACTGCTAGTAAACTTAGTAGAAACAGATCCTACATTAAATTCTGCACCTTGAACTTCAAACTTAGCACCAACAGTATTGATGTCAACATCAGATTCAAATTTGATTGTATGTTTTTGAATTTTTTCGTTCTTCTTATTACCTTTTTTGTCTACAATTTTAGGAGCACCTGTAGCATTAAAGAAGAATCCTCCACCAACTTCTATATGACAATCACCAGTCACTTTTAAGAAATAATCACCATCGACGTTATGAACAAGATCACCATCAATTTGTTTACACTGGTCACCATGAGTTTCTTCTGTATAATTACCAGCAAATGATGTGTGATCAGCAACTAAAGAACCAGTATCACCCTTACCATTATTTGCTGCCTTTACGGAAGCATCTACTTGTTTTTGTAGTTCTTCATCAGATATATCTGGATTTTGTTCACGAATTGTTTTAGCAGCAATATACTTTGCATATTCGTTCTGATTGCAGCATATAGATGTTGATGTTGTTCCACTTGCTTTTTTATTTACACTTGCCTGACGACCAGGAGTTCCAACAAACAGTTCATAAGAACCATCTAAGAAAGTTTTAGCAGCAGTTAAATATGGATCTGCTTCATTGAAAATATTATCAAAAAGACCACCAGATCCTGCATCACCACCACAACTTCCTCTACTCTGTCCTCTAATTGCGTTAATTTCTGCAAGTTCTTCAGGAGTACAATGAGTAACACCAAATAGAGGATACCAACCTACCGTATCTTTACCACCATCAGGTTTACGATCACAATTACTACCAGCAAACTTAATGAACAGTTGAATCAATCCAGTAATACTACTGATACCTTTCTTAAGAAGATCAGTTCCCGATTCAAAAATTTCACTACCTGATTTCCATGCATCAATAATTTCCTTTGCTTTACCAATACCATCTACGATTGTTGTTACTTGATCAACAATACCTAAAACTGAATCAAGAAGTTTTTGAACTTGGCAGATAACACCATCGATTGCTGCTTGAACACCCTGCATAACCATGGTTGCTTTATCAATCAACCCATCAAGAAAACCTTCAAGAACACCCATAATACTTCCTATGGGATCTGAAATAAAACTAAGTAACTTACTATCAACATTACAAAGAGATGAAAGAATTAATTTAACTGCTGCTTGAATTGCCGTAAACACAACAAATGGCACACCAGTTGCACCACCAAGAAGATTAACCAACTCTAATTGTTCGGCAAGATTAGCAAGTGCTTGACGCATTGCAGAAATTACTTGAGCAAATACTGAACTTAAAAAGTTTTGAAGTTTTACAGTGAGTTGTTTTGCACTAACTAACTTACCAGTAACAACATCTAAGAAATCACCATCCTCTGCACGAATCAAAGAACCAGCATGATCTGCAAGATCTTCCACAAGATATGATAACTTATACTCTAACGTTTTCCAAGGACCACCAACACCATTAGCAGCAGGATTAGGTTTGTTTGAATTTCTTGGTTTGACGGGATTACCACCACTACCATTCATTACAGTTCCCTGATTATTAGGAGAACCCTTACCAGAAATTTGACCAGAACCATTCTGACCTTTTTGATTAGGAAGATCTACAGTATTATCTGTTTTTGCTCTCTTAGCATCTTCTGCGTAAACACTTGAGTTGGGATTACTGGGGTGTTTTGTCACCGCATTGACACCAACGCCAGGTTCCATGTTCTCACCAGTAAAAGCAAATTTCCTTATATCCTGTGATTCTGGAGATTTTTTAACTCTCATAACACCAATTACTATTGGCATTTGAGCAGACTCTCCATCCATAAAGAATCCCATAACAATAGCACCAGGCTGCAGTTGACCAGAACTTTCACCCTGACCATCATTTCCTGGTTGGCATGTGTGTTGTAAAACTGTTGCCCATGGAAGATTATCAGTAGGAAGATCTGCTGTCGTTCCACCCCTTACATTGGTGTAATACCCAAGCACACGAACTCTAACCCTACCCAATTCCATAGGGTCTTCATTATCTTCGACTTCTCCAACCCACCAGAAAAATCCGTCTTTACCAACGAAATTTACCGAACCTTCATTAATAATTCCTTCAACTGAAGACATTGTATACTTTTATCCTTACGATTTATTTATTAAGGAACGATAAAGGTGTAGACCAATCATGAGATACCTTATCAAATAATATCTCATTTATATAATTTTCTGCCCATTCAGGATCAAACCATTGACTCAAAACTGCTTTAGTTTTTTTATTTTTTCTTTGTTGATTACAATAGTAACATTGATCATCAATCCTCTTCATAGTATTAACCCATTTCATATCAAACTCAGAATTCTCTACTATACCTTTATAGAGTTGCATAGATTCTTTAATTAGATTCATATACATGTCTCTTTCTTCTTCTGTTCTGATACGCATAAACTTACATCCTTGTGAGAAAACCTCATCAGTCCATAAAGGTAAAACTCTATTCTCTTTAAACTTATACTTGTATGCTATGTCCTTATATACATCCACATATTTTTGAGTTCCAAACACAGGTGATATATCAACAATTGCTGCAGTAACTGCATGAGGAGTTTCTACAATATCAGCACCAAAAATAGGTATAGGATAATCAGGATTAGGATATAATACACAATGCATTACAGAAATATTTTCCGTGTATCCAGTTTCCAAATGCATCTTTCTAAGTTTCTTACTCTGATGCATTTCATTGATAATGAATACATTATCATTTTCCACAATAGGATATTTGTTTTCCATATGTGTAACATCAGGAAAACTTTTTAATTCCTCTCTTATATAATTGGCAACTGTCATTGACAGTTGAACCCATGGTTTTATATACTTTCCCGAATCCATAATTAAACTCTAACAAACTTATATATTTCATCTGCACCCCAAACAATCCTACCTTTAGAATCTAAAAATTTATCCCTCATAAAAAGTTTAGTTCCATATACAGCAAGTTCAGCATGAATATTTTTAGTATCAAACTGCCCCATCCATGCTGTACCATCAAATTTTAATATCATATCACATTCTTCGTTACGAGTTAAACCACTATAGGTTCCACCCCAATGTTCTAAAATAACTTCTTTATCCG